TAAAATATTACTTACAACACGTTAACGAACAAGATATCAAATTAAGACCAAATGAGGTAACACAGTTCAAACTAACCAACGTATCAAGAGAGGCATTTGGCAGAGGATTACATCATTCAGTATTGTCAACATATACCAATCCAGATACAGGAGAGATATTTGATTCTCCATTGATTCAGATGAAAAAGATGGAGGATGCCATGCCAAAGATATTTGAAGGTCATGCAGATCCGACAGTAATGTTCCACTTTGCTGATGCAGGAGAACAGTTCATCAAGACTCAGGCAGATGCACTAAAGAAGATGAAACATGGATCAAAGATAGTCACAGACAAGGAGTTTGATGTCAAGGTTATCGAGTCAAGTGGAAACAGCAAGTTTGAGGGCTACATAGAGCACATACAAAGAGACTTGTTAGAACCAGGTTCCAAATTCCCATTACAATTCTTCAACGCTGGATTTACTGCCAGAGCAGCATCCGAATCTACTGACTCTGTATTGACAAGAAAGGTAAAAAGAATACAGTCAAGATTGGCAAATCAGATCAAGATGAAAATGGTAATTCCATATCTTAAAAGACAGGGCAAGACTGTAAAATCCAAAGACATACAGATATTCTTTGAAACACCTCAGAAACAGGAGGCAACCATAGCAGATGTTACAACGTCATTCAGAGACAATCTTATCAAAAGATCAGAGGCAAGGAAATGGTTTATCGCAAACTCTAGCATAGACATCAACGAGAATGACATGAAGGATGAAGCACCTATTACAAGTGTCACTCCAACTAACCAATTACAAGATACAAGAGATGAGCCAGAAAACACTTCCATTAAAGACAATGATACTAATGAAAAACTGTTAGAGATGGTCCACCTCAGAGAAGAATTAGACAGAGCAGAAAAGAGAAAGAATACTGAGGAGATATTGAATTTCATAAGAGGTTTGAAAAATGATTAGAATATACACAGATAAACAAACAGATAACGTAATAGAATCTTTAGATCTAGGCAGAGTATCACTAGGAGAGACTGTAAAATATACAATGTATATGAAGAACACAGATACCCAATGGCCTGTACATAACATCAAAATAGAGAACGCAAATCCTGAACTAAGATTTGAGATACCTGATGTGTTAAAGGCAAACGAGGTCAAAGAAGTGTTTGTTTACTGGACTCCTAAACTAGACAGCAGAGAACCGTTACTAACAAAGTTTGAATTTTCAGGCGACGTATTCATAGGATAATGCCTTATTCGTATCTGAGTTATTCAGATGATTTCATATTAGATACAGCTCCTAAAGTCTATAAACCAGGAAAGAAACTCATATCATTCCCACAGACTCAGCATATACAAGGAACGATAAGGGTAAAAGGAAACACAAGACTTCCACTAGACAAAGAAAAGATAGTTGTAAGGGCAAGTGCATTTGAAAGTACATCACAATTAATATCATACAATGGAATTGTCAATACCGTAGGAGAGGCAACCATAAAAGGTGTAGGATCAAGGAATGTCAAATCAAAGGCTATGATAATAGGATCTAAAATAAATACAGTAAGAGAATCAGTTACAATCAAAGGCAAGAAAGACTATGTAGTAGTCATTAACAAAATACAAGAATTACTAAACTCATAAATACTTCTCTATATTGCTTTAAACAGAAATTACTCATGGCAGAACGCATAGCAGGTATAGCATTGATGCCTAGACAGTCACGTAACGGTGTATATTATGATACAGAAGAATTAAAGAAATTTGACGGTAAAACAGTACCACTAAGGGTAGAACATAACAAAGAAACTCACATAGGCCAAGTAACATTCTCATTTGACGAGGAAAAGAGTCAGGTAAAATATGAAGCAACAGTATTTGACTCTGAATGGCAAAAAACATTAGAGAACGAACAGTATCAGGTATCAATAGGAGCATCAGTATTGGAGCAAAGAACTCTATGTGATGAAATGAAAGCCAAATGTCTCAATGCACCTGTATTGGATGAAATATTAGAATTATCAGTAGTAAGAACACCTGGAATACCAGAATCTACTTTACACGTAGTAGAATCACATAACGCACAGTATATCAAAATATTAAACGAGCAAGAAGTTCCTGCTTCATTTGGAGGATTCGTTGATCCTATCAGATTAAGACAGGAAATTACAGATAGCATTAAACAAAAGAATCCTGACCTTGAATCAGATGAGATAGACAGAAAGTCAGGAGAATTACTAGGAACATTAGAAGTTGCATTTATGAGACTAATATCTCCACCTCCACAACTTGAGCCTACTGCACAAGAACCAATAAAAGATGATATTACTTCCAATAAAGACAAAGACAAGAAAACATACATGACAACCGAAATTTCTGAAAAGAAAGTAGAGGAAAAAGTCAAAGTAACCATTGAAACAGATGGCGAAGTAGAAGTAGGTAAAGCAGAAGCAAAAACTGAAGTAGCACCAACAACTGATGCACCAGCAAAAGTTGAAGATGCTAAAGAAGATGTTTCTGACAAAGTTGCCGAAAGAATTGAAAAATCCAATTCAGAAACTCTTAAAGCAGTTATTGAAACTGTCAAAGAGAACTGGAATCCTAAATCAGAAGTTGCAGAATCAACTAACTCAGGTTATGTTGAAGAAGCATATACTGAAGAACAAGGACAAGCCTTCATGGATAAACTCTTTGAAACTGGCTATAATAAATTAGTTCTTGAGAAAGAAGGATGGATCGAATCTCATTCATTCCAAAAACAAACTGGAAATGGAGAGGTCCAAGAAGCAGTTTCTACATCAGGTACAGTACCAGGTGTTAAACAATCTTCAAATATCTCAATTCAATTAGGTAGCAAAACTGCAATTCCTATCAGACAGTATGGTCAATTCCAAGCTGTTCCAACAGGACAAAATACTGCAAGATTCTACAGAATCACAGTACCAGATGCAGGAGCAATTACTGAAAGCCCAACTACCGACATCACAGCAGTTACTCACACCTTAACAGCAATCGACGTAACCTGTAACATCAGAGGATGGAGACAAGTAGTTGAAAAAGCAAATCTTGAGGACTATCCTGCAAGTTTCCTTAACGCAATTAGAGAAACTGCAAGATTAGAAGCAATCAGAGATGAGCACAAACTAATTCTCCAAGACTTAGGTGCATTAGATCACGACTTTGGTGGCGTTACAACAGCTCCTTACCACATTGGTGGTTCTGACGGTGCTGCAACAAGCAACCCAACCGAAGAAGATGCTGATGGGGAATTAGATGAAGATGGATTAACCTTCAGTAAAAGATACCTTGAAGAATTAGGACAAGATACCTCACCAGGTAACTTGATCGCTTTCATCAGCCCAAGAGCTTTTGAATCATTAATTTCTTCAACATCTTTATCCGAATATACCCAAATCGGAAATGCAGGAATTACCAGACTCGGACAAATGGAGAGACTGTATGGTATTGACATAATTGTCACTAACGAACTTCTTTCAGCCAATAACGCATCAAGAAACCTTGTATGTGTTAAAGGTAAATGTTGGGGATTAGCCTCACAAAGAAAGATGGAAATTGAGTTCCAAAAGAATATTGCAGGACAATACTGGGATATTGTATGGACTCATAGAGTTGGTGTAGATATCCTCGATCCAAACACATACGTAATAGTTTCTACAGTAAACGCATAGAACTTTACTTTATTTTTTTTACTTCTTTACTTCCTAATTCCATACATTTTTGTATGGATGTCGAAGGTCGTATATTCGAAAAACTAGACAAGATAGAGGATAGGATAAACGACTTATGTATAAGACTCTCTGCTATGGAGACAGAATACAATGCTCACATTGAAAGTATGCAAAGAACACAAGACAATAAATTAAGAAGGAGAGACTACACTTTAGGAATAATGGCAGTAGGATTGACAATAGTAGAGGTTTTTAGATCTCTAGGCATAATATAGACAATAATAGTTATATACTATCAGAGAAAGCAGTTGATATGGCAGGAAATCTTAGATACTATGGATTAGGTGCATACACAGGACTCGTAGCACTATTTGTAGTTCTTGACAAAATCGCATTTGACCAAAACACAGCTATTGCTTTACTAGCACCTGTGGCAGCCGTTATTGGTGCAGATTACTTAAAACACAAAAACAACTCAGAATAAGGGTTATATACCTTATTTCCTTATTTTTTTTATGATAAAATTTCATACCAATCGTATTAACAAAAGATTTGTAAGAAATACAATATGGAATACGTTGTTAAATCTAAAAGTAAACAATATAGGTAGATGGATAGAGAAGTGGGATATTCATGTATGGGATCTTAAAGACACAAACCCTCAGTTCTTTGAACACGTAAAGACAACATCAGGACAAAAGATCAATACAAGTATGCCGTCAGGAGTTACAGGTAAATTCAGAATGGATCTGTATCTTCATGATTCTAGTAATGTGTTCAAGGCAAGAGAAAACAGCGATAGGATAATGCACGAAACCTGTCATGCCATCCTAATAGGAACACCTCACTTTGTATCTGGCGTACATGACAATATCAATAACAGATTTCAGGCAACCTTCTGGTATTGGGATAGATTTAAGTACACAAAATTTACATTATCAATCATTGACATCAGAGCATATCTTTAAAGTAGGCGTAGGAATAAACTACTTTGACGATACCAAAGGTCTGATAAAAATTTTAACCAATGATACTGTATATGACTACATTACCAAATTCTATGTTATTGACGGCCTTTATGCAGGAAGAAATGACAAACAGAAATCAGATCCTACATATCTCAAGGACCTGAAGGACATCTATTCCAAGATACATATCGTGGACATGAATAACAAGACTCAGATTCAAAAGAGAAACAAGTATTGGGAACTTGCAAAGAAAGACAAGATGGACTATATGATAGTATGTGACTCTGATGAGTATATGGACATTAAACCAGACATACTTGACAATTCGTTACGAACTATACAGGACAGACCTGAAAAGTGTTATCCTATAAAACAGCATATGGTAGGAATAACCACAATGAGCAGGCCAAGACTGTTCAAAGGACCATATACATTCAGGCATTTACAAAATGAGAAAGAGAATATCATATCTCATGGTTCTCTATATGACAAGGATGATACAGAGATTATCAACCAGATGTACGCATGGTTCAAGGATCATCCTAAAAGAGAAATCAATAGTGACAATCAGTCAGGCATAGACGGCATAGAGATGTGGCATAACAAGGAATTTAGAACTAAGGAACGAATTATAGCAGACAGAGTGTACTATGACAACACTCCTAATAGATAAAAAAGGGATTAAAGCCCTAGGCTTTTTATGATATAATCAAACTCTTTCTCAAATGTTTGATCTTCTTCCTCCTTGTGTACGGTAATGTTACCGTAATTTGAGGTACTAATTTGTATCAAATTCTCTAAATATTTGTTTGATTGCCTAAACCACTCCAAACCTAAATCGAATTGAAAAATTTGTGACATAAATACTTCTATTGTTTAAAGTCTATATAACTATCATTATGACAAAGTACGGCTCGACTGACGAAATGGAGAAATTGGCTTGGGGAGGAACCAAATCCAGTACACCAGCAACGGTAACGTCAGTTCAGAACACAGTAACAGATGTAATTAATTTGGTATTAAATAGAAATAGTGATTTTTCAACTGTACCTACTGCTATAGGTTCAATAGCAAACCTAGCAGGTTCAGAGATATTAAGAAATTTAGGCAGTAGAACATCATTGAGTACAATGCAAATTTATGATATGGTAAAGGTTCTATTGGGATCTTACATGAATCAAGCACCTCAAGATCAATCCAGATGGGGTAATGTCTGGTACACATGACCGTTACATTTACCAATCTTTCAGGATCTAGAGAGAATCTTGACAAGACTATTGCAGATTTAATATCTGACAACTGGACAGCAAGCAACATTACAGGATCAATAACTCCATACTTTGCATCAGATACGGATGAACCTGATCAACTGGCCAGACCTGACGGATCATTTGTAAATGAAGTCAGAGTAAACTATTCGTCAAGAACAAAATATGACGGAGAGGATTTTGAAGTTAACGGAGATGATAAGCACGCTTGGGTATGTACTTGTTTCATAGAAATTCAAGGGGAATCACTACAGATTCTATTAGAGATGGAAGATGAGATTCATAGAATCCTATGGGAGAACAGACCAAATGGATCAACCAGGTTAAACAAGAGTACAGGAGCAGCATCAGAGGTCGCTTTCTTTGAGGAAGCAGAACCAGAGTTTGAACGATTGGAACCAGATGATGAGGTGGACCAGACACCTACTTCACAAGCAGAACTCAAAATGGTCTACTTTAAGATCAAAACTTAATACTTCTTTATATCAAATTTTTACAAGACTAAACTATGGCAGTTTCAGCACATAACGTTACAACTAAAAGAGATATAGTAAAAGAACTTCAATTTGTTACAGAAGGAGATTCAGTTACTACTCCTTCATTATACGGAGCAACACCAAGTTCATCAACATTTGCCCTAGTAGGAAACAATACAGAAATTAACATTCAACCAGACGTTCAGCATATGGATGTCTCAGTATTAGGATC